ATATGCAGCTCACGTTGATTAACGGATCTAAAATATCGTTAAAAGGAGCAGACAGACCAGAGACAATGCGAGGTGTAGCTTTAAAGTTTGTTGTACTTGATGAGTATGCAGATATTAAACCTACAGTTTTTGAGCAGATTCTTAGACCAGCGTTAGCTGACTTGAAGGGTCACTGTATATTTATTGGTACACCGAAGGGACGTAACCACTTCTACGATATATACAATATGGGTAGGAGTAATAAGCCAGAGACTAAAGATTGGCAGTCCTGGCACTTTACTAGCTTTGATAACCCACTACTAGATAAGGAAGAGATTGAAGTAGCAAAGAGTACAATGTCTACCTTTGCGTTTAGACAAGAGTTTATGGCTAGTTTTGAAGCACCACAGTCAGACATATTTAAAGAAGACTGGGTGATAATAAAGGACAAAGACGATGAACCTGAGCATGGCACTTATTATATGTCTGTGGATCTGGCAGGTTTCGAGAATGTATCTAAACAAGCCAGTAACAAAAAGAAATACCTAGACCAAACGTCTATAGCTATTGTCAAGGTAGGTGATGATAATAAATGGTGGGTAGACAAGGTTGATGCAGGAAGGTGGGATATAAAAGAGGTATGCGAGAGAATCCTAAAGCACACCCAGTTATACGGCATTCAGGTAATTGGAATAGAAAAAGGTTCTTTGATGAGAGCTGTTATGCCCTACTTAACCGAGATGATGTTAAAACAAAACATCTACCCAAGAATAGAAGAAATAGCGATAGGTAACAGAAGCAAGGTAGACAGAGTCGTAGGTGCTTTACAAGGTAGGTTCGAACATAAACAGGTAGAACTTTGTGATGGTGACTGGGTTAAAGAGTTTAAAGATGAGCTGCTCAATTTTCCTACTACCGGGGTACACGATGACATGGTTGATTCATTGAGTTTAATTGCTCAGATAGCTAACGCAGTGACGTACTTTGAAGATTTTGATGAAGAATATGAACCATTAGACTGGGTGTCGGGATACTAAAGGAGAGAAGTAATGGCAGCAGGAAAGATTGTAAAAGCAGGGGTTGAAGCGTTTGAGAAAGCTGTTGAAGCGTACAAAAAGAACAAATCTACAATAAAGGGCGCTCAAAGAAAATCGTTCCCTGGAGTTTATGACGATCCTGCAAAAATAGCCAAAATTGCTTCGGAAAGAAGCGCTCCTGAAACACCAGCAATGAAAGAACTGTTTGGTGTTGATCGTAGAGAGCTTTATGAGATGTCTCAAGAAAGAGGGCTGGGTGGTGAGTCAGTGTTTCAGCGTGGTCCTAGAGCAAAAGGCGCTAAGGCAGCCGAACCTATTATGCAACCTGCTAATACCCAAAGAGTTACTGATATTCTCACTGAGGGCGGAAAATACCCTGAGATATATGAAGGGATGGATGCTTGGTATAATTTGGACCCTATGTACAATCAGTTTGTTAAGCTATTTGGAAAAGAAGAAGGAGCTAGGCGTTTTAAGCAGTTAAACGCATTTAGTGGGATGTCTAGTCCTATGTCTGATGTGCTGACAGAAACCAGCAGAGGAACTGCTGCTAACTGGCTTAAAAATCAGGGACGTTTTGAAGACTTTGTTAAGTACGGTGGTAAAAGAGGAGATAAACCAGGAGAAAAACCTCGTCCACCTGGGATGGGTGATTATCCTGGTCACATGGCACACACGACTGCTCAGACTCCTGCTATGCGTAAATACATAGCTAATGAAGGAAATGTGGACATGAAATCTCCTAAGGTTCCTGTCTACATACAGGCTGCTCTTCCTGAAGAGTTAGGAGGATCTTGGAGAGTTCCTGTAGGGGATGCTCACTGGTCCAGGGCTGTTGGATTACCTGACACAAGAAATTTAAAAAAAGAAAAAGGTGTGTATAAGGTTAACGATGCTTCGGTATCTCCTTCGGAGCTAGGTTCACTGACTCCTTGGTTTTCAGGAATTGCTGAAGATGCAGGAATGCTTCCTGTACCTGCTCAGGCTAGGTTGTGGGGAACAGCAAGCCACGCAACAGGGGTTGAGTCACCTATTGGAGCGTCTAAGTTAGAGTTAGTAGCAAACAAAATATACGACCAAGCTCAGAAAAGAGGCGTTGATCCTAAGTTGTTTAGAGATTACGTCTTAGCAGGAGGTGATGTTAAGAAGTTAGGTTTAAGCGCTGCTACGATTGCGTCATTAGTTGGTATTCCTGCACACGCTAGTGAAAACGCAATAACAGAAGCTGGTGGGATGTTGTCAGGAGCAGATCTGTCGTTAGCTCGCAGAGATGATAGACCATTTTTTAAGACTATGGGAGAGTACGGATTATCAGCACTTAGAGGTATACCGTTAGGTGTTATGGATACGGCTAATGCTCTTGAAGACGTTGGAAAATATCTTGGGTTTATGCCTGACAATAGTGCGTATGTTCCAGCTTCGGTAGAAGAACAATCAAGAAAAAATATGAGAAACATAATTCCAGATTATGACGCAAAATATGCAACTAACCAGGACAAAAGTATTTTTGAATTTTTAGGTGGTTTATTTTCTCCAATTTAAGGAAACAATATGAGGCGAATACCGGAGTTTATAGATAGGATAAACAATCCACAAAACTATCCTTTTATAGATAAGACAGAAAAAGGTGCGTTCATGGATCAAGAGAGGTACGCTACTCATTTAATGTCAAACACAATAACAGAAGATGGAACACCTATAGCTTTCCCTATGATCCAATATATACCTGAAACTGGAGAGCTTTATGAGTTTAAAGATTTTAAAAATGCTAGGGATCATGCTATGCGTACAGGAAACTTTAAAGAGTTTAAAACAGAAGATGAAGCACTAGACTACGCTAAGAATTATAAAAAAGGTACTCCACTAGAAAAATTCAAACCTGGGAAATAAAAATGGCTGAGAACTATAATACAGATTTTATGGAAGAAGAAGCACCTGAAACACAAAGTGAGAAAGAGCTGGTGTCTTTCGTGGTTGACCACTGTGACAGGTGGAGAGACTGGAGAGACTCTAATTATGAAACCAAGTGGGATGAATATGAAAGGATATATTATGGAGTTTGGGCTGCGGAAGATCGTACAAGAGACAGTGAGCGTAGTAAAATTATTAGTCCTGCTACCCGTCAAGCTGTTGATAACAGGGTTGCGGAAACTATGGAAGGCTTTGCTGGATCCGGAAAACTGTTTGAAGTAAGTGATGATGGTTTAGATCAAAACCCTGCTGACGTTGAACAGATGCAACGTCTTTTATTAGAAGACACTCATAATAATGCTTATTTAAACAACGTATCATCTATTGTTAAACTTTCCGAGATATATGGTACTGGTATTGGTGAAATTTTAGTAAAAACTGAAATGGAAAGAGTACCTACTACCCAGGATATACCAGAACAAGGTATCTCAGAAGTTGGCGTTACTGAGAGAGAAAAAATATCTGTAAAAGTTAAACCTGTAAACCCTAGAAATCTTTTAATTGATCCTAACGCTGACTCGGTAGATGAATCTTTAGGAGTAGGAGTAGAAGAATATCTCAGCTATCACCAAGTAGTTCGAGGAATTACTTCCGGGGTTTATAGGAACGTAGATGTTAAACCTTCTTATGATAATGACGATTTAGATGATTCACAGCTTGATTCTACTCAGTATCGAGACGATAAAGTTAAGGTTATTCGTTATTATGGGTTAGTACCTAGAGATTTATTAGAATCTTCAGGTGAAGTAGAGCAAAGAGCAGAAGAACTGTTCCCGGATGACGATGAGGCTGCTGAATTGTCTGATTTAGTCGAGGCTATAGTAGTTATTGCTAACGATTCTCAGCTTTTAAAGGCAGAACGATCTCCCTACATGATGGAAGATAGACCTATCATTGCGTATAGACCTGAGGTTCGTCCAGGACGCTTCTACGGAGTTGGAACAGTCGAGAAGGCATATAATATGCAAAAAGCTATAGATGCCCAGCTACGCTCTCATATGGACTCCTTAGCACTAACAACTGCACCTATGATGGGTATTGATGCTACAAGATTACCTAGAGGTATGAAGTTCGAAGTTAGACCTGGTAAAAACATCCTAACTAATGGCAATCCTGCAGAAATCTTACAACCGTTTAAGTTCGGGAGTACGGATGCTTCTAACTATGACACAGCAAAAGGTTTTGAAGCAATGCTGCTACAAGCTACAGGCACACTAGACTCGGCAGAGTTGGTCAAGAGCGCAGCAGGAGGTGCAGGACAGAACAACGGCATGGGAATGTCGTTAGCTATGTCTGCCATCGTTAAAAAGAACAAGGTAGCGATGGCTTCGTTTCAGGATGACTTCATCATTCCAATGGTTAAGAAAGTTGCGTATCGGTATATGCAGTTTGACCCAGAACGCTATCCAATGAAAGACTTCAAGTTTACTACGATGTCTTCCATTGGTGCTTTAGCTAGAGAGCATGAGCAGCAGCAGTTGATTGGTCTGTTACAAACACTAGGACCAAAGTCTCCTATTGTTCCTGTCATTCTAAAGAGCATCGTGTCTACCTCTGGTCTGTTAAACAGAGAAGAGCTAGTGGCTCAGTTAGATCAAATGTCTCAGCCTAATCCACAGGCTCAAGAGATGCAGATGCAAGCACAGCAAGCTCAGTTGCAGTACCTGGCAGCCCAGACTGCTGAGTTACAAGCTAGAGCGCAAGAGTCTATGGCTGACGCTCAAGAAGCTCAGGCTAATGCTCAAAAGATAATGATTGAGGCTTCTTTGATGGAGGACAAGGTTAAGACTGACATGATTAGAAACCTATCAGCTAACATTAAAGATGAGGACACTGAAGAGTTTCAGAAGAGAGCTAAGATTGCTGATCTGATGATTAAAGAAAAAGATATTGAATCAAAAGAGAGGATAGTTGACAAGCAAATGCAAGACAAAAGGATGACGCAATAAAGAGAGGGACTTACGTCCCTTTTTTTAATTGTTCTTTTGACTTGTCGATGTAACCTTTATCAACAATCATTCTGGATAGCTTCCATTCCATTATTGCGTGTTCCGCACAGTGATGTGTTTTCCAGTTTTTGTTTCTACGTTGATGTTTTATTCCCATCCAATGACCAAAGTCATGAACAAAAGCTGCCCAGTTTCTTTGAGTGTTGATTGACAACACACCTCTACGAACCCAGCTATACCTTTTGCCTTTTGCCTTAATAATTTCATAAGGAAATCTTTGTTTAGGAAATTCAGATTTCCACATTGCTTTTGCTGCGCTTGAAGCTGTCTTAAAACAAATACGATCTTCTTTCCACGATACGTTATCGTGCGAGGTTTCACCAACGCTTGTCCATACTTGATCGGCTTTTTTGTACCACTCCATTGCTTCTTTTGATACTTTCATTTTCTTAAACTCCCTTCAAGAAATTGGTTAATGTTTTTGGCAAGCCTTCCGAGTAGGTCCAAGAAGCAAACTCTCTTACTAACCTTTTTGCTTTTGGGATGCTACCCTCGAAAGTCTCAAAGCGGTCAGCTATTTTGTTAGCCACTCTAACTACCTTGATGGGGGTAGTCAGCACAACTGCTTTGGTCCATTTTCTACCTCTCTGACCAACTAGCACTAATCTAACTGTGTTGTCGAAGTGACGTGTTCTGATTAATTTCATTTTTTATCTCCTTGTTGTTTTTTAAGTGTTGAATCTATTTTAAAAGCTAATTTCACAAAAGTAAATACTTTGTACAATTATTTTGTTATATAAATACAATTTTTTATAATAAAAAGTTATATAAGCAAATAATTTAGACAAACTGTTCTATTTGTGGTAGGATAAGCCTCAATTAAATAGGAATGATTCTTATTTACATTTACAGGAGAACTCCCTTTGGATAAAGAACTCCAAGAGTATTACGAAGAACGATTTAACATGATGTCAACAAAAGGTTACAAAGATTTGTTGACAGATGTTGAAGTAATGATTGAAGAAAGAAACAACCTTATGGCTACACAAAGCCTTGAGGATTTAAACTTTCGTAAGGGACAGTTAGATGTCCTTCATTGGCTTAGAACTCTCAAGAAACTTTCTGAGGAAGCGTGGGAGCAACTAAACGATGAGTAAGAGAATGTTTGAGTTTCGGTGTGGCGAAGGTCACACCACAGAAGAATATATTGATGAGACGGTAAACGCTGTTGAGTGTCCGGTTTGTCAGTGTATGTCGCTTCGTGTTATTTCAGCACCACGCATTTCGCTTGAAGGAATCACTGGTGATTTTCCTACAGCAGCCGATGCGTGGGCTAGGAAGCACGAAGAAGCAACAAGAGTCGCTGAAAAACGCAGAGGCTGAGCGTCAGTGGCATTTTTTATTTCCTACAATCACATAGTGACAGGAGTTTATACGCATGGCTCATTTTGAAGATCCGTTACAAGAAAAACTTGATTTTACACCTGATGAAATAGGTAGTGATAATCCTAAAGTTGAATTAAAAAACGAACAGGAACCACAATTAGAGGACAAACCTGAAAGTTCTTTACCTGAAAAGTATCGAGGCAAATCTGTTGAAGAGGTAGCTAAGATGCACCAGGAGTTAGAAAAACTCAACAGTAGGCAAGCTCAAGAGGTCGGTGAACATAGAAAGTTTGTTGACGATATGTTGAAACGGGAACTCTTACTAAACAAAAAAGAGCAACAGCCATCTCAAGAGATTGAAGAAGATCCTAACGAGAAATTTTTTAAGAGACCGACAGAAGCGATGGATGAGTATTTATCCAATCATCCAACCATCAAACAGGCACAAGAACAATCCTTTTTGATGAAAGCTCAGTCTGCTCAACAAAACTTGCAACAACAGTTTCCTGATTTTGTAGAAATAGTAAAAGACCCTGCTTTTAAAGAGTGGGTAAATGCTTCTCCTATCAGACAAAGACTGTATGATGCTGCTGATGAAGGGTATGACTTGACTGCTGCTTCTGAATTGTTTGGTACTTGGAAAGCTATTTCAGGTGCTAAACAAACAGAGCAACAGGTAGTCAATAATAATGAAGTTCAGGATAATAGAAGTAAATCTTTAAAAGCTGCTTCTGTTGATACTGGTACTTCTTCTATTAGTTCTAATAAAAAATATTCCCGGAAGGCAATTCAAGATCTGTTAAGAAATAACCCTGATAAATATTATGCTCACTCAGACGAAATCCTTAAAGCATATGCAGAGGGACGAGTCTATTAAATGAAAAGGAAATAAAAAATGGCACTAGGTACTAATCATGTCACCAAGACCACTGCGGATAAGTTTATCCCAGAGATTTGGAGTGACGAAGTTGTTGCAGCTTACAAGCAAAATCTTGTTGCTGCAAATATGTTCAGCAAGATGACTTTTAAAGGGAAGAAGGGCGATACGCTTCATATTCCTAAGCCTACTCGTGGTGCAGCGTCTGCAAAGTCAGCATCTACACAGGTAACGCTTATTGCTGCAACTGAAACAGAAATTCAAGTTCTTATTAACAAGCACTTTGAGTATTCACGTTTGATTGAGGACATCGTTGAGACGCAAGCACTTGCTTCTTTGCGTAAGTTCTACACTGATGACGCTGGTTATGCTCTAGCTAAGCAGGTTGATACTGACTTGATTCAGCTTGGTCGAGCAGTTGGTTCAGGTACTGACTACTCTACATCAGCCACAGCAACTAATGCTTTCATTGGTTCTAATGGTACAACAGTTTATAACAGTACATCTTCTAACGCTGCTGCGTTGACTGATGCTGCTATCAGACGTTCTATCCAGCGACTTGATGATGCAGACGTTCCGATGACAGATCGTTGTATGATTGTTCCACCATCAACTCGTAACACTCTTATGGGTCTAGCTAGATTCACTGAGCAAGCGTTTGTTGGTGAGCAAGGTTCAGCTAACACAATCCGTAACGGTATGATTGGTGATCTATACGGTGTTATGTCGTATGTATCTACCAATGCTGACACGGCTGCTGGTAGCTCTGGTACTGACCGTATTTGTCTACTTGCACACAAGGACGCTTTTGTTCTTGCTGAGCAGATGGGCGTACGTTCACAGACCCAGTACAAGCAAGAGTACCTCGGTACGCTATTCACATCAGATATGCTTTACGGTGTAGCTGAGTTGCGTGATAGCTCTGCTGTTGCTCTAGCTGTTCCTGCTTAATTAAGCAGATAACTCCCCAGGCTCACAAGGTCTGGGGAGCTTTTATTATTGTTCGTTCATCCATTAGGACGGAAGTAGGGAAACCGAAGGAACGCATCTTTCTTTAAATAGGAGGGTGTTATGTCTTGGACAGACTACTGCCGTAAGAACGCACTAAATAACTACAAGAAACAACAACTACTTAAACTACGACAAAGGAAACACTATGTGGACTAAACCTGAATACACTGAGATG